CCTGAAAGCAAACTGGTTGATGTCGAAAGCCCTGCCAGAACTATAACGGCCACCGGCGGCAATCAGGATCTGGTGCAACCGTGCTTCCTTGCTGCTTACTATGGTAACGGCGATAATGTTTCATCGGTAGAAAATCCTTGTCCAGTAATACCTACAAAAGATCGTTTCCAACTTGTAAAGCCTGAGTTCTTTATCGACAAGCATTTTGGTACATCAGCACAAAATCAATCTATCCACGTCCCGGCAGGAACCATACTGCCAACCGATAAACACAGGTTAGTTGAAGTAGTTCCGTTCATTATGGACACTCAATTTACCAACGCTCCAAGATCTATAGAAGAGCCAGCAGGAGTGATCACAGCTAATCGAAAGCACCATTATTTAATCAATCCCTCATGGGGAGGCAATTTAGGGAGTCTTGAACAACCTTGCTGCGTAATAGTAGCCCGCCAAGATAAATCACCATTGTATTTCGTTCAGGTTGATTCCGGTAAGGTTCAGATTGCAATTTATGATACGGATAGCGAAATCATGATTAAGATCAAACAATTTATGACTGTTTATGAGATTATCGATATAAAAATGCGGATGCTGCGAGTAGACGAGCTTTTGAGAATTCAAGGGTTTCCTTCAGGGTATCAGTTATACGGAAATCAAGGGGATCAAAAGAAGTTTATCGGGAATAGTGTGGTTCCTCATGTAGTACGCGTATGGTGTGAGGCCATGGCCGAAGAACTAAAAGAGATCGCACGATTTAAAAGTAAGGCCTCTTAATATTCATTTAATAAAACAAAAACAATGGAAACACTACAGATTCTTAAAGACAAAGCCTTGCACGCTTTTAAAAATGCAGACAAAAACGGAAAACAGCTTCTCGCTGATCTGTTCGACAAGAAGGTATTCGCAATTGATGTATTCGATCGGATACAATCATGGGATGCCGTTTATGAAGATCATGGCATCAACCCGGCAATCGCTTTGCCTTACCCAATCCCTGCTAACGAAGCACAAGCATGGTTAAACACAGTAGAAAAGGTTAGGCTATTATTTGAATCATTGAATGATGGTTGGAAACCGAACTACAATGATGCCAATGAAGGAAAGTATTGGCCTGTTTACAGAAAAATTAAGGGTGCGGGCTTCGGCTTCTCGCACACGTACACGTATTGTACGGTCACGGACACGCATGCCGGTTCCCGCCTTGTGCTAAAATCCGAATCACTGGTATTACATGCCGTGAAATATTTCGATGAAGATTTGAAAATATTATACACCAAATAAACCAAACCAAATGAACAAGAACTACAAAAAGATCACGTCATTTGAAACCGCTTGCGAAGCGGAAGGATTAGATGCCGTTGCACTCGTTAAGAAGTGGAATAAAAGCGGTGAACTCCTCCGTGATATAGCTGGTAAGAAGTTGGAGATTTTCTTTAAAGCCATCAACGGTAAATGGAAAGCTGATATTACTAATGCCAGCCAAAAGAAAATCTATGGCTTTGTTGGTTTCAAAAAAGACAAAAACAAACCTGCGGGCTTCGGCTTCTCGCACACGCACACGGGTTGGACGAACACGTTCACGCGTGCCGGTTCCCGCCTTTTCACGGAAACAACTGAGCAAATGGAGCATGCTTTTGAGCATGGCGAACAGATGTTCGTTGAATATCATTGCTGGTAAAACTTAAAGGTTGTACGCTGTCAGGTGCAGGCTTCAGCTTCTCGAACACGAACACGAATTGGACGAACACGAACACGAATGCCAGTTCCCACCTATGCAGGATGATTTTAATACAGCGTAGACCTTGCCTCTTGGCAAAAGATCACGGTAACAAAACTTACAGGGGCTTTGGTATCCCGGCAACGGTTGAGAAGGAGACCCACAAAGCAAAGGCATGAAACGGTACAGCAATCTATATCAGGAAATATGCAGCAAGGATAACCTGCGCCTCGCCGATCAGCGGGCGCGAAGGGGTAAGCGCGGCCAGTACGGTGTATCAAACCATGACAAGCATAGCGAAGCCCACCTGGAGTGCCTTTTCGTGCTTTTAAAGGAAAAGACCTATAAGACCTCCAGCTACAAAACAGCTACTATTTACGAGCCAAAAGAGCGAACTATCTACAAGTTGCCTTATTATCCTGACCGGATCGTACACCATGCCGTAATGAACCTCCTGGAGCCGATTTTTACGTCTTTATTCACCGCAGACACTTATAGCTGCATAAAAGGCAAAGGTATTCTTGGGCTTAAAAATGCGATCCGTAGGTCGTTGGATACTGATATGGCCGGTACTACTTACTGTCTAAAACTGGATATACAGAAGTTCTATGGCAATATCGACCACGACATCCTGAAAGGGATGCTGCGCCGGAAGTTCAAAGACCGCGATCTATTGTGGCTGCTGGATGAGATTATCGACAGTGCCGATGGCGTACCGATTGGCAACTATCTGAGCCAGTATTTTGCCAACTTTTACTTCACACCCTTTGATCATTGGATTAAAGAGCAGATGGGTGTTATTCATTATTTCCGGTATGCGGATGACATCGTTATTTTCTCGGATAGCAAGCCGTTTCTGCATGAGTTGCTGGCAGCGATTAAAGAGTATTTAAAGACCAATTTGAAGCTAACCGTAAAAAGGAATCACCGGGTATCTCCTGTATGGTGTGGCGTTGATGTTGGCGGGTACAAACACTTTCCACGTCATACGTTGCTACGTCCAAGTATCAAGAAAAATTTTGCACGCGCGGTATTCCGCAAAAAATCCTCCCATTGTATAGCATCCTACCGAGGATGGGCAAAACATTGTAATAGCAAACACCTACTTAAAAAATTATTGAATGAAACAGTTTAATGAGTTAGGAATTAAGGATGAAAAGAAAGGCTTGGTAGGAGATAAAATAAAAGTTGACCGGATTTTGGAAAAGCAAATTACCGTCATTGACTTTGATATTGTTGATTCAAAATTTGATGGAAAATGTCTTCAGATGCAGGTTGAGTATAACAATGAAAAGCGGGTAATTTTTACAAGTGCCAAAAGACTTATTAGTACAATGGAAAAAGTAGACAAATCGCAACTGCCATTCAGCACCATCATTAAAAAACAGGAAGACGATACTTTTAAATTCACTTAAAATATAATTATGCCAGCTTATTCATTTCAAGAACGATTCGTTCCATTGGTATTAAACGGAACTAAACGCCAAACTATCCGTACCAGGCGGGAGAAGGGATATGCCAAGAAAGGCGATACATTATACCTATATTTCGGCCTTAGAACAAAATACTGCAGGAAGCTACGCGAAGAAGTATGTACAGACGCCAGATCCATTGCTATTGATAATTCATACGGCATCGTACTGTTTAATCGTTTGTTAACTCGGGCTGAAATGCAATATGCGATAGAGAATATAGTATTAACCCCCGATCACCTTCCACAATACAATGTATTATCCAGTATAGAACGAGATATACTTGCTTATAATGATGGATTCCGGATTGAGGGATCCTCTCCGGAGCAGCCTTTAGGATGTTTTCATTTAATGCTTACCTGGTGGAGGAGGACTCATGAACTTCCTTTTGTTGGAGATATTATTTTTTGGGAACCGACGAGTACCAAGCATACAATAATTTAAAATTGGTAACGCGAATGCTTAATGATATTAATGTTAATCTGGTTTATGAAATCAACGGCCATAGACACTCACCATTCTAAATCGCAAAATGAGCATCAATTCCGCAACTGTCCGCAGCTCTTTGATGAGAAAACAATCAAATTAATATACAATGCAATAGATAAAGGCGCAAAGTTGTATGGAAGCGTTTCCGGCGGAAAAGACGGTCAGGCAATGGTAAAATCATTACACGACATCGCTATGCCGTTAACGGGCCTTATTCATGCCGATTTGGGTAAGGTCGAATGGAAAGAATCGATGCCACAATGCCAGAAAAATTCCGAAGCCTGTAATGTGCCGTTATATGTGTGCCGTAGAAAAGACGGCGCTGGGTTACTTGAATACTGGCAACGAAGAATGTTAAAGGTAGAAGGGCAAGGAATTCCATTTTGGAGTAGTGCAAATATCCGCTACTGTACCAGCGATTTGAAACGCGGTCCCATCAATGTATTTTTTATCGCTACTGGAAATGATTTTATAATCAGCTGCGAAGGCATCCGCGCCGATGAAAGCCCAAAACGATCACAGAAGCCCGCTATTTCGATCCGTAGCAATTCATCAACCTTTTACGCAGGTATGACACCTGACCAGGCTATAAACGCCTACAGGCCCGGAAAGAAACTGATTCTAACCTGGTACCCTGTGTTTAACTACACACTGGAAGATGTTTGGATAACGCACGGTATGACACCGTTACTTCTGCAAGCTGCCAGAACTGAATACAACCACACCGGTATCGTGCCGGCGTGGTGGCCATTCCATCCAGCATATGCATACGGTAATGATCGGGTAAGCTGCAGGTATTGCATTATGGGATCACTAAATGATCTGAAAACAGCGGCAAAGCATGATGATGATGGCTTACTGGAAGAGATGATCCAGATGGAAGAATATTCAGGATTCACCTTCAAAAACGATTTTTCATTAAAACAACTATAAGTAATGGAAGAAAAACAAGTTTTAAACTATGCAGAACCTACAAAATAACCATGCCCCGCACCTGCGGGGCTTTTTTGTAGGTTATGCATAGTTTAATCCTACAATCATTTTTTGCTTTTAAAACCACTTTTTGGGTAAAAAAAGATATTTTTTAATAAAAACACAATTACTCAACACTTACCGAAAAACCCGTCCTACATAAACCTACATACACCTATAAATATAATTAATTGATAATCAATGTATATTTTATGTAAGTATAACTAAAAAATGTAGGATGATTTAGGTCGGTGGAGGTTATTGTAGGTTTGTAGGTCTGTAGGACGATGGAAAATGATACCTGCTAAGTGGTTTTCTATATTTTTTTTATCGTTATTAGCGTTATTGATAAAATTTATTCCGAAATTGTCTTTCCAAGATGGAGTCTTACTTTACTGTTACCCTTCCTACTAAAGCATATCTTAAAAAATATCTGGAGGCCCAATACGGCCACCCACTTATTTTTAGTATTAATAGTTACTTCGGGCAGGTTTTGGCCCTTGTATTAGCTAAAAACGTATATCCTGACAGAAATACGGCTGTAGTGCACAAGGCTTTTGACAAATACGATAACTTTATTGATATAAAGATGCCTGCCAAGTGGCTTAAACATTATAGATACGGCACCGATATTGACCCTAAGAAGGCGGTGTACATTAATAAGTTGGTTGAAAATAAGTTTGAAGATGAGCTGGTAAACTACTGCACACTGCTTGATATGTTTGATATTAAGCGAAAAGACTCCCTTCTTGATTTTTGCACCAGGTATAATTTTGAAATTGATGTTGACATCACTTTCGACAGTATCAAAAAGATGGAATACCGGTATCGCCAAAAAAATAAAGAAAAATATAAGCGTATTTTGTCCCCTGACATAGAAAAGGCTATTCAGGCCAGATTCTTCTAAAAAGCACTGTCCTTTTATATTTACGGCTAACTTATCAATTTAGCCGTATGCAAACCGGTTACCAAGGTGTTACAACGCTTACAAAAGGCCTTACTTATGATGGAGGTATGTACGAGTGGTATTATGCTCTTGCCGAGGATATTGAAACTGAGCCACTCCTTGGCGTTAACCAGGAGCTGGTTACCGAACCAACCTTAAAGGCAGGCAAGACATGGTATGGCCCTGTGCGTGTACCGGATAATTCACTGGGGTTTATTGAAAATCAGGAGAAAGTTAAAGCCGGTATTTATTACAAACAAAAAGTAGATGGTTACCAGCCTGGTGATGGACGCGGTAACAGAATTGTACTTGAAAATATGGCCCACCACAGATTTATTGTTGTTGGCAAGCAAAGATCCGGTGGCTTTTTTTTATACATAGGTAGTGTTGAAAGCCCTCTTGAATTTGATCATAATTATGATGGGGGAAAGGGCTATTTAACAACAAGTAAAACAGTTTTTTCCTTCTCTGGAGATAGCCTTCAGAAGGCACTGATATTGCCATCATTTCTTGGACAAACATCTACACCGGCGCCTGGTGATGTTGCACCCGGAGGATCTTCCGGAACTGGTGATACCTCTAACCAGACAGAGACGATACCATTTGTGGGCACAAACGTTGTAACAATTGGGTGGAACGCAGGTAGAAAAGCCTTGTTTGGCAATTTTCCACTAATACAAGTTTGGTTTAAAGACGGATCAATATACACACTATCTAGCGTGCCGATCACTTGCGATGCACCCCCCCCTGCCACCACATTATTCACAATAGACCTTACCGGCGTTGCCGAAGGTTTTGTTCAAATAAAATAAGCACGATGAAGAAATTTTGTTTATTACTTCTGTTATTTGGTTGTGTATCTGCGCTACCACTACCAGCCCAGGATAACCCTATCTATGGTAAGAAGGTAATTATAAAAACACGAGATTCATCCAGTGCAGAGCTGCAGATTATTAACAGCACTAGGACAGTAACCGGTGGTTTCTTAATGAATACCGGTAGTGGTAATACGCAGTTTGTAATGTTGCCATCTTATGTATTATCTGCAAGGTTTTTAGATAGCCTTGTGGCGGTGCAGGGAAGGATACAAACAAAACTTGCAATTAGTGATTCGGCGTCTAAATACTATCCATACTGGAGTAACCCACGCGGGTTTATTACATCAGCTTCACTTGCACCTTCCTGGGATTCAGCCTATCAACAAATACCAACAGGAGCAGACTTTGTAAACGGTGTTTATTCGCTGATAAGGCGGAGTGGGCAGCGTTTATCTGTTTCCTTGGATGGCCGGTATACAAAATATACAGATACCGCGGTTCAGACAGCTAATTATACATTGCTTGACGGTACCAGGGCTAACGGTACATGGAATATATCTATAACGGGCAATTCTGGTACTGTTGCAAATGGAGTATATACAACTGGCAGTTATGGTAATCCGTTATGGATAACATCACTTGCGTGGGCGAAGATCACGGGCACACCAACTACACTTGGGGGCTATGGAATTACGGATGCCTACACAAAAACGAATGTAAACGATAGCCTTGCGGCAGTGCAGGGAAGGGTACAAACAAAATCACCATTGGCTGGGAGCGGTTCTATAATTTCAGTTGGGACTATCGCTTCAGGTGTGTGGAATGCTACTGCGATAACGGATACTTACATAGCAAGTGCATCAGCATGGAATGCGAAACAAAACGCACTTGGATTCACTCCTGAAAACATCGCTAATAAGGGAATAGCTAATGGCTACGCCGACTTAGATGCTCTGGGCAAAATCCCTTCAAGCAGAATTGATTTTGGACAAACCGGACAAACATTTGTGGTTGCCTCTCAAGTAGCTATGTTGGCGGTTAGCGGGGCTAATGTAGGTGCATTGGCAATTAGAACTGACGAAAATAAGAACTATAGGCTCATAGGACAACCTGCCTCAACGTTAGCTAACTGGCAGGTATTATTGTCGCCTGACGCACCCGTTCAGAGCGTGAATGGATTTACCGGTAATGTGAATCTTCTGACAACACATATTTCAGAAGGGTCAAACTACTACTGGACGGCTGCCAGATCACGTGCAGGACAATCAATAACAACAACAGGAACGAGCGGTGCGGCTACATACGATAATACAACAGGAATATTGAATATTCCTGTCTATCAGCCGGCAGGTACGTATGTTACTAATTTCTCTTTTACAAATAGCACCGGCATAACCGGAACGGTTACCAACCCTACCACAACGCCCACGCTGTCTCTTTCAATAGACAGTTCTGCAATAGCGAATTTTCACATAAAAGTAAGGTCGCTTTTTTCAGCAGGGAGTGGTATAAGTATTACAAACGGAGCTATCGCTTCTACGATAACGCAATATACAGATGCTTTAGCGAGAGCCGCTATTAGCGCAGGTACAGGAATATCTTATAATAGCACAACAGGTGTAATTACTAACACAATTACGCAGTATACAGATGCGTTGGCCCGCGCAGCCTTATCTTTTGTTGCCGGATCGGGTGCATATAATTCTGCAACAGGTGTAATAACTATTCCTACTAATACGAATCAACTGACTAACGGAGCGGGATTCATTGCTGGAATAGTTTCGGTGGCAAATGGTGGTACCGGAATCAGTACAGGGGAAACATTGGCTACTGTTACCGCGAGGGGGGCGACAACAACACAAACTATAAACGGAACTAATATTGCTATGACTGGCGCTATGTCATTTTTCGGCTATAACCCAATAACATCCTATATTGGCTCATATGGTAATATTACTGCTGGTGGGTTTGGCATTATGTATAGGGATAACTATGATGCATATATTACTTCTAATTTTCAATATAACGCTACATCTACTCCGATTGCTAAGTACACTACGGGTGAAGGTATCGGGCAATTAAGTTTTTCTGGTGGAAACTTGAGCTGGCTTACTTATAATGGTTCTGTAATTACTAATACTGCATATGCACTAACTACTAAATTTTCAGTTTCATCGGCAGGCTCCATAACAGCTGGAGCAGCGAGTTTTACGACGGGGGCGTTTAGTGATAATATAACTGTTACTTCTGCATCCACAAAAGGTATCATAGTTAATTCAACATTAGGCACAGCATGGCATGGATATACATTGCAAGCAAGTGGAGTAACACAGGGAGGCATAGAATTGTATAATAACACAGGAGAAATCAGAATAGGTGGGTACTCTTCTACATTTGATTATTACCCTGTTATTTATTCGGATGGAGTCGCTTCTTTGACATTCGGCTTAGGAGCAACACCTTCCGCAACATTTGTAGGTAGTATCTCAGCCGGAGCAGCGAGTTTTAGTACAATGCAATCAAGCGCCTGGATAGCATCCGATATAATTTACTCTTATACAAATAATGGAACAATTTTATTGGGAAACGATGTTGGGATAGGTACTTCGTCCAGAAATGGAATCTTGAATATGAACGGAATAGCTGGCAATGGTTCTATTATTTATTTTCAGGAAAACGGAATAAATAAAGGTTGGATAGGTAATACGAATTATATAGGCGGTGCTGTAAATCAGATAGTACTTACGGCTAATACTGGTTATGGATTAGAGTTCAGAACTAATAATATTATCGCACTGAATATAGCTACAGATCAATCAGTAACGTTACAAGGAATTTTGAATGCAAATGCTGGAATTCCGAATTATTACTCCGCTATTGTTACAGGTTCTTCTGTAAGTGGACAGTCCTACGGTCTTACTGTTCATGCTGGAACAAATTCTTCTGACTATTCCTTTTCGGTCGTTAATCAATTAAATACACAGGCATATTTTCAAGTGCGCGGAGATGGTTACGCTATATTCTCATTCGGTGTAACAGCAGCAGCATTTTCAGGCTCAGGTACAGGACTAACAGGAACAGCAGCAGCATTAACATCCGGAAACGTAATAACAAATGCGAATCTTACGGGTAATGTAATAAGTGTAGGTAATGCAACAACAATATCGGCAGGAGTAGTTACAACTGGTATGATGGCGTCTGCTAATATTTCACAGTTTACAAACAATGCCGGGTATCTAACAACCACTTCCGCTTCTTTATACAGTGGCGAATACACTCCTGCAACCGGAACCGATTCAACGAATTGCACATACGGGTCTAACGGTACATTAACTTATAGTCGAAACGGCAGTGTTGTTACCATTTCCGGTTCCTTTAAAATCAATCCAGATGGCGCAGGAGATTTTTTTTATGCTATTGGTCTACCATCAGGCTGGACTATTTCAAGTACAACAACGGGGGGTGGTGCGGCAAATACAGGAACCAGCACTGCCGCTAATGTAATTCTGAAACCATACTCTTCGACAAAAATTGGAATTAATGGCTACGCTACAGCGACTGGGATAAGAACATTCTTTTTCACCGCCCAATTTACTTTAACGGGGCTATAATTTTTTTAAAATGTTAAACGAGATTAAACGAAATAAAGCGAAAGATGTTTTTCAAAAACAGATGGAGAGCTTCTTGGAAGATAATTACGAAGAACACAACTGTATACAGATAGTTAATACCCTTGAGAATTTCTTCTGTACACAACAGGCGAAAACAAAATCAGGTGAAGAACAGCTTCTTCTGTTTCAAAAAAACATTAAAAATAAGCATACAAACGTCTTTTTACTAATCAAAAAAATAAACTAACAATGAAAAAAACAATCACAAAAGTAGCCTTCGCAGCGATCATGCTCGCATCTGTATTCGCAGCTGGGTATTATTCTGCGAAGCCAAAAAAAGTAACCGGTAACACAATTGTAACTGCAAAATTCAAACTTGCAGAATGGAATAACATTTTCGCGTTTATCAACAAACAGGTGGCGAAGATGGATACAGTCGCTCATAAAGCGCAGCGTGATTCCATTTCAATAGCATTGTTCGAGATCGGCAACAATATCGACAGCGTTAATAAGATTGGGCGGTTTCAAAAATAAAAATATAAACCTCCCATGAGGCTATAAATGTACTGTCCTTTCAGTGCCAATTATTTAAGAACAAATTTGTTCCATAAAATGTTTATCATTAAAAACTCTTAAACACATGAAAAATTTATTTGCACTTACCCTTTGCTTTTTGCTTCTTTCCGCGTTAAATAATACCACAAAGGCCCAGATCGCAACCCTATTACCAACGGCAACTACCGCCTCGGCAGGTGGCGTTTCATCTACCTTAACTAATGCTGATACGGCGTATGCCAACCTTTCGGTTGACGGCACAACACAAAGTATAACCGTATATGATACTAAGGTATCTGGCACGGTTAGCGGTACCTGGTATTTCCAGGGAACCGTTAAAACTAATAAGTTTGAAAATCTGGACTCACTTACCAGAGTTGACGGTAATGGTCAAAAAACATTTGTATTCCCGGCGCGAAAGGGATATAAAAGTTACAGGCTTATTGGATATCAATCAGGCTCCGCAGTGTCAACATTTGAAATATACACCTTACGAAGATCCGATTAACCCACTGTCCTTCATCGCCTCATTATTAAAAATCACTTTTACTTTATGAATATCAAAGTTTTGCTACAGGCCGTTAATACTACGTGGATGCTTTTGCCATCTTACGCAGAAAGCCTGTCGTTAATGGTTCATAAGCTATTTGCAGGAGAGGCTGTAGATCTTGGCGATGAAGATGAGCAACCCAAAGAATATGCCTGGGCAGTTGATGCGAAAGCTAACCGGATTGGTTCTGTCACAGACGCTGTTAACAACGGCGTTGCTGTAATAGAGCTTCATGGCGCTGTTATGAAATACGATTATTGTGGATCTGTAGGCACGCAATCTCTTGCAAAAGCCCTGCAGCAGGCCAATGATAATCCTTCTATCAGTGCTATTGTTTTTCGCGTTGACAGTCCGGGAGGCTCTGTTGATGGCACACAGGAATTTGCCATAGAGCTTGCTAATAGCAAAAAGCCCGTTGTTACGTTTGTTAACGGGATGATGTGTAGCGCCGCCATGTGGTTAGGCTCTTCAACCGCTTTCCGTATTGCTTCAAGCGAAACGGCTACTGTTGGCAGTATTGGTACAATGTGCTCCTGGCGCGATTTTACTGCTTATTATGATAAAATCGGAATTAAATCGCACGAGGTATATGCTTCAGATAGTACGCAAAAAAATATCCAGTTCCGTGAGGCCAATGGTAAAAACCAGGACGGCAAATCGAACTACGAGCCACTTATTAAAACATGGCTAGATCCGCTCAATGGCATATTTACTTCTGCTATTCAAAAAAACCTTCCCAACGCAGATAAGACTGTATTGAATGGCGGTCATTACATAGCCTCTGAAGCAATGAAAAGAGGTCTTGTAGATGCAATAGGCAATTTTGAAGGTGCCGTAAAAAAGGCCTTGGAACTTGGCCAGGCACAACAAACACTTACACAAACCCAAAAATCGAATACCATGAAATGGAAAAATTTTCTCGGACTGATTGGCTTTTCAACAGCAGTAGGTTCGGCCTCTGAAATTAAACTGAGCGATGCCAATGTAGACAGTATGGAAGCTGTTATTACAGAGCTTGACCGGTTTAAAACAAGCCTGGCCACAATTACTACTGAACGCGATGGTTTGCAGACCAGAGTATCTCAGTTGGAGCAAACTATTGCTGCAAATAATACCAAGATAACATCCCTGGAAGAAGAGGTTGTAAAACTCAGTAAAAGTGATGGGGCAACTGTTAGCACTGTGATTTCAGAAAAAGATAAAACAGGTGGTGGAGAAAATGTTGATGCTACGAAAATGGATTTCCAGAAGGATCTCTATAACAAAATTTAAACAAAATTGTAAACCCTTATAAATACTGCGTTATGGCAATAGAAGTAGCACAAGTAGTAGCCCAATTTGGCGCATACTATAAACCTGGTTCCGACAACCAGAAGAATCTCAGAAGCATGCTGTATAAGCCTTCTGAAACAGCAAAATATTTCAGTACCAGGCCCACAGAAGATACTATCTGGCGTGGTAACCTATCTTCATTAAACCGAGTTGTACAACCATTCCAAAAGGCTTATACGCCCATCGGTACTACTACTTTTGTGCCAAACCTGTTTCCGCTTTTTAAATTAAAGGTTGATCTTCTGGAAACTCCGGACGATCTGGAGCCATCTTACCTTGGTTTCCTTACCAATGTAGAGGAAGTAGAGCGCGCAAAATGGCCATTTGTTCGCTGGTGGATGGATCAGCACGTTCATACAAGGATGGAGGAGGACTTTGAAACCGCAGAATACTTTAAGGGCGTGTACGCCGCCCCTGTAGCAGGTATTGCAGGCGATGCCGGAACTTCAATGGATGGTTTACGCAAGGTTATACGTGGTTATAATACAGCCGGTCGAACCAATTTAGGTAATGGCGCCATCGCAATGGGAGCCCCTGCTGCTTCTGATGCCGATTTCTGTACTCAGATAGAAGAGTGGTTCGCCCAAATACCTTCTCAGTTCAGAGATAAGATAGACTTTATTTTTATGAGTAAGGATAACCGGTACAAATACCGCAGAGGCAAGCGTGCAAAATATGGAAAGGAGTTCAACTTCGTAACTGATCAAGGTGTAAGTGGCTTGGTTATTCTTGAAGACTTCCCCCAGGTAAGCATTGTTGGACTTGAAAGCCACCAGGGATCTGATCTGATTTGGTGCTCTGTCCCTCTGAATCGAATCCGTCCTCAAAAGAAAGCTTCTCTGGCAAATTCAATGCTGGTAAAAGAGTTTTCTCCACGTGTGGTAAGTGCTTATACCGACTTCTGGGAGGCGTTGAATTTCGAGGTTCCTGAATTCGTTTTCCATAACGACCAAGATCTGGCATAAAACGATGAACCAATCAGCCCTTTGAAATATGAGGGCTGATTAAAATTAAAATACTTAACCATGTCAACAGATAATAAAACCTTCAGCGCAGAAGATCAGGTAAAAGACCTGAAGCTACAGCTTAATAAGGCCAATGAGAATCTTGCCACTGTTACTGTAGAGCTCAACCAGGCTAAAGAAGATATGTCCTCTTTAACAAAAGAGCGAGATGATATCTTAAAAATAAACGAAAAATTGACTTTAGAAGTTGAGAAACTTTCTTCTGGCAAAGGCAAGGAAAAGAAAGCATCAGTGCCCGTTACTGATATCAACCTGAAAGACTTCAAGTTTAAAAATGGAGGTATTACCTACGGGTTTAACTGGTTTAAGATAACACATAAAGGTGTTGCCTTAACTGCGGCCGAAATCGCGAAGGATGAAACTATCCAGAACGAGCTGATTGCCAACAAAAGTGGGATGTTGAAAGTACTGTAACCATATTATTCAAAAATAAAATTATTTGCCATGAATACTGGTCGTTATCAAAATTACAAAAGGGCTGATGTTAGTCTGCAGGAGACAGGTTACCTGAAAGCCTGGTTAAACCTGAAAACTGATTTTACAACCCTGCAAGAACCTGTGTTAACCCCCGTTACACCGCTTATCGGCGAACAATACACTATTGCAACGGCTCACGTATGGGCCGTAGGAAAAGAAGCGATGAGTATTTATGTTAAGCAGGATACCATTGAGGCTCCGGGTGAAACACAGGGAGAGTCTGGAAGCCTGCGTATTCTCTGGACTCCTAAAATCTTCTTTGTTGGAGATGGCGCCATTACTCTGGAATTAATCAACAACTTCCTGAATGAGGAACTGATCCTGTTTGTACAAGACCAGTGTATTGGTAAAAAGTTCATTCAGTTTGGTTGTGGTTGTGCACCTGCTAAAGCGCAAAAAGGAAGCTTTACCAGCGGCCAACTGAAAAGCGGTGCCAAAGGTTATGAGCTTACCCTGGAAACCATCAGCAAGTATTTCTATACTGCTGCGATTTCAGAAAGGGCTTAATTGTTAACCCGTTTTAAAATACCAATATGGAATTTACAAACACAGAGGTTGCGACTCGTTTTGAGAACCTGGCTAAATCTGATATATCAGTTATCTCCGATTTCTATACCGGCAAGCTGAAGGATATACCTGTACCGGTAGCAGAGCTACTGTTAAATGCAGGTAATCCAAATATCAAAGCAAAACGGGTTCAGAAGCCAAACATAAAAGCCGATGATAATACTACCGGCAACACAAAATAACCGCGGCTTAACTCACTAAACAAAGCCCCGTTTCGGTATAGCCGGGCGGGGCTTTGTTAATAACCTACCACCATGTTCAACCAATCAGATATCGCGGCGCTCAATGCCAACATCGAACAGTGGAACGATGAAACTGTAAGCCAGGTACGGGATAGCATAGATGGATTAAACATAAAGAGATACCGGTACTCTCAAAACCCACGACCATTAATTAACGCCTTTCGCAGTAAGCTCAGGAAAGATTTTGAACTGGTAAACCGTATTAGTTACTCTATGCCCCGCAGTGCCATATTCCTGCATAAGGGCGTAAGCCGGGGCCACGGAAAGAATAATCCCCGACAGGCCAAGGAGTGGCTTATGCCGGTGATTGATAGCCGAATGGATGCCCTTGGCGATATAGTGGCCGATGGACAGGGTGATCTTGTTATTAACGCATTAACCATTAAGTAATGAGCGATGTAAAAAATAAACGGGTAGTTATTTTCATTGACCAGGCTGCTGCAGAAGATGCCCTTGGCAGACTACAGGTAAAAGCGGATGGATTTAATACCAAAATAGCCAATGCCCGTAAGGAACAGGAGAAATTGCTGCAGAAGATAAAAGATACTGCCGCCGCCGGTGGCGATATAAAAAAACTGGAAGCCCGGTATAACGAACTTGGCATAAAAATAAACGGCTATAACAAAAGCCTGAAAGAAACCGGCGATGCGCAGCTTAAAATAAAACAGCAGATAGATAGTGGCATTACTCCATCGTTCAAGCAAATGGAAAACTATGTTTCACGCTTAAGAAATGAGTTGAAACGTTTTATAGGTACACAGGAAGAATTAGATGCCAAGAGTGCTGTATACAAAAAAGCTTCTGCAGACCTTGATAAAATGCGCACCTCAATGTTTGGTGTTGCTAATGCCCAACGCAGTTGGCTGCAAGAAGCTAAAGTAGTTGCATTTGGTGTATTGATAGGCAATACCATTCAAAGCGCTGTAGGGGCTATTTCCGGCTACATATCTGGCATTGTAAGTGGCAATGCCAAGATGAGCGATAGCCTGGCTAAAGTACAGCAAACAACAGGACTGGCCAGTGCTGAAGTTCGCCAGTTGGCAAGCGAATTTAAAAAAATTGATACACGAACTGCACAATCAGATCTTTTGAAGATTGCAGAAATTGGTGGACAGTTTAATGTGGCTAAAGAAGATCTGCTCGGATTTGTAGAACAGATAGACCGCGCCAATGTGGTGTTAGGCTCAGAGTTTAGCGGCGGCGCCGAACAGATAACTACTGAGCTCGCTTTATTAAGAAACGTTTTTACCGACATTAAAAGCGATCACATTGATAAAGACCTGGGCAATATTGGTAATGCACTGGTAACCCTGGCACAGGAAGGTGCCGCTACGGCCCCGGTAGTAAGCGATTTTGCTAAACGGCTCTCCCCTCTTATATCTACTGCCAAACTTACATCTGGTGAAATTTTGGGGCTATCAGCCACCATGCAGGAGCTGGCTATTAACCCTGAACGAGGTGGAACGGCTATGGTAAAGCTGTTTGATAAAATGATATCAAACGCAGATTCTTTTGCCCGGGTTGCTGGCGTAGGGATAAGAGAATTTAAAAATGAGTTGCGCGATAACCCTTTTGCAGCTTTTCAAAAAGTTTTGGAAGGTTTTAAAAAAGGCGGCAGTGATGTAGTTGCTTTAAATGCAGTAATACAGGATATGGAAACGCAGGGCGTTGGAGCCAAAGAGGTTTTAGTAAAACTAAGCCAGAATATTGACCTGTTATCACAGCGTTCTAATTTGGCAACGGAGAGCTTGAAAAAAACTGATAAAATTACAGAACAGTTTTCGCTTAATAATAACACGCTTGGTGCAGAAATGGATAAGCTTGGAAAGAAAATAGGGGCACTGGTTCAAAGTGAAACGATAACAAACTTTATTGTTGGCTTAATCAGAAACTTCTCTTCCTTCATTGATGTATTAAAGGCCGCTCCACAATGGATTAAAGAAAATCAAAACGGCCTTTACCTATTAGCCGCAGGTTTGGGTTTACTGAATGCTAATTATATTAAAACCGGCGCCTCAATAATAAAAGATTCTGCTTTAAAAATTTATAATGCTACTGTAACTAAGATTACAGCTATCACGCAAGATATCGCCACTCGTGCACAAATGGCATATATCATAGCATTAGACCTTGTTAAGGGTAGATTAACACTGGCTGCTGCTGCACAACAGTTTTACAACTATGCAATGGGAGCCAGTCTTGGCCCAATTGGTATAATACTCGGACTGATTGGCGCAGCAGCTATTGCCTACCATTTATTTGCTGGCAGTACTAAAGCGGTTACTGCTGCACAACAGAGAGCCAACGAAGAATTATCAAGGGGTAAGAAAGTTCAGGAATCTTGGGCCTCAATACAGGAAACCGCTAATCAGCATGTGGCAAAAACGGTATTAAAATTACATGACTACGAAAAAGCTGCGCATGATGTTACCAAAACCGATATAGAAAGAAAAAAAGCAATTGATGGTATAATTGCCATTAATCCAAAGTTCTTTGGTGATCTTGATTTAGAGGCCACAAAAACAGGAAAACTTACTACACAGGTTAATAATTATATAGATGCTTTAACGGCTGCAGCCCAGCAAAAGGCGCTATTTGAAAAAAGGGTTGATCTGGAAAAAGAATTACTTGATTTAACACAAAAAAGACCACAGGATGCCGGTAAGGCCTCCCCCCTTATAATTAATGGCAAGGCTATTCAAACTACAGGTAAACAGAATTTCGACCTTTTTGCCAAAAAGAGAAGTGAGATTGATAAAAGCATTGCAGACGTAAATGCACAGATTGCATTTTTAGATAAAAAAACGGAGGAGCTTAATAATAAAATCAAAAAAGTTCCCGGTATTCAAAATGGAAGTCCAGATGCCACTGATATTTCTCTTCCACCTGATGATAAAGAGATAAAAAAACAACAGGAGTTGTTACGTAGACTTAAAGACTTTGAGTTTGAGCTACAGCAGGTTGGGAAAAAGGCCGATGAAAAAGAAATAGACCGCATAAAGCACAAATATGAAGAGCTGATTGGCGAAGCCGTAAAACATGGCCTGAATATTATTGAGGTAGAAAAAGAAAAGGATAGGGCCGTTGCGTTCCTGTTAGAACAGGAACGCCAAAAACTGTTGGCATTTGGTACAAAGCTGGACAAAGAAAATCAGGATGAAAGTTATAAAAGATCAATACAGGCCGCTATTGATAGTGCAGAGCAGCAGAAAGAAATAAAGCTGAAACAATATACCGACCAGGTTATTGATAAAAAACGGCTGGATGCGGATGTACGAAAGATAGACATTGATGCGCTTGATTTTCTAATTGCCATTGCACAGAGCTACATAAACGGGCCACTTGGTAATGTTAAAAAGGCAGAAGACGACCTGGTGCAGTTTAAGAAAAAAAAGAACAAGGAGGCCATTGATGATAAGACAAAAAGTAATGAGGAACTGGCCGCCGATGCTAAAAAACAAATTCAAAAAGATAGGGCCAACCAGTTAGCTGCAGCAGAGCTTCGGGTATTAGTATCAACTCCCCATAACCAAGAACGCCTAAAAGCTGAACTTAATTTATTAGAAGTTCAGAAAGCACAGGAGCTGTCAGCTACTGAATTAACAGAACAGCAGAAAGCGGTTATTCGTGAACGCTACCGGCAGAAAGAGAACGAAGTAACAATCGATTTTTATGCCAGTCAGATTAATGAAGTGCTTGGTTATATATCTAATGCGCTTAGCATACTTGACACGTTTAACCAGGCTCGCAATAACAAAGAGAAGGCGCTGCTTGATAAAGAACTTAAGGCAAATGATGCACGCAGAAAATCGATAGAGAGCCTGGCTAAAAACGAGGTTATTACTGAGCAGGAAAAACAAAAAAGGTTAGCCGCATTAGACGCTGCAGATCAAAAGAAAAAAGATGAGCTTGAAAAGAAACAGCTTGAAAGAGGTAAAAGAATAGCCCTTACCCAGGCGTTAATTAATGGAGCTATGGGCATAACTGCTGTTTTAGCTGCCAAGCCAGGAGCTGCAGATATTCTTTCACTTGGTGCGTTCAGAGCTATTAATATTGCCTTTACCGTTGGAACAACCCTCGCACAAATAGCTGCGATATCGGGTCAGAAGTTTGGCAAAGGTGGTGTTACTAAGGGCGCCAAACACATCCAGGGAGGCATTAATATGATTGATAGCCTAACCGGACAAAAAGTGGGTGAGATGGAAGGCAATGAGCCGTATATGATTTTAAGCGATAACACCTATCGCAATAATAAAAACATTGTAGATACCCTGCTACATAGCAGCATGCACCGTAATGGTGCCCCGGTATTACCACAATGGCAAACCAGGCCATTACAAACTATTGATTATACCGGCACCACAAGACGCCTACAGAAGTTAAGGCATTTTAAAGACGGCGGAATTTTTGATACCGCAGGTGCAACTACTTCATCTCCTGCTCAGGTGGTAGTGCAATCTGATCCGGAGATGAAGGGCTTAATATTGGCCTTCTTAAAAAAACTGGATGAGCCTTTTGTTGGAAACATAAGCTTTAAGAAAATTGAGGATGCTGCAGCTTTAAAAAACACCATTCTTAACGAAGCCTCTATGAGATAGTTTTTTTTAAAAAGCACTGTCCTTTCCTATCTCACCTATCATAATCACTTTTATAGTGCATTATGGATACAATTTCATTACAAGATCTCATTAGTTGTATGGATAAGGGCGAAACCTTCGCTATTGGTTTTCGCACCCTTGATCAGCACAAGAACACCGGTGGCGAATATGTTGGGTTTGCTCAGGCCTGTAAGCATAGGCATGCTACTGCAGATGAACGAAAAGCGGTGAACCGTCTAAAACAGGATCTTCTGAAAAATCCTAACCATTACGCAAATAGTACCAGGAATATTCGTGTACTGGCCACTGGCAACATTGTTAAGATTCATTTGAGATTGATAACCATGTTTAACTACAAAGCAGTTTTATAAATAATTGCCATGCTAATTGTAAAAGATGAAATAGGTTATGGGATATCGGCTGAAGCTGTTTTTTACACAGATGTAAAAACAGACGGGGCCAAGGTAAGCCAGCCTGCAGACTCTTCTACCATAGCCTCATCTGCGATATGGAGCTATTGGGGCGATGATAACCAGGAACCGGTACGAATGGCCGAAGATATTGAAAACTGCGGCGTATTGAGCGCCGGTATTGACAGTAAGGTACGAATGGCAATTGGCAAAGGTTTGGAGCCATACCTGCTATTATCTGTTAATAAAGGGGAAGAGGTTTTAGAGCACGTTATAGATGCCGAAATACAAGACTGGCTTGAGTTAAATAAAAGCTTCCAGTACAGTTATAGTAATATCTATAATTTTCTCGCTTACGGTTGGGGTGCAACCCAGATTATCCTGAATAAGAAAAGGGAAAAAATAAACCGCATTGCGGCTACAGATGTATATACCGCCCGGCTTGAAAAAAGAGAGGCATCAACGGGTATTATAAGAAATATGTACCTGGCATCTGACTGGAGCCAAATAAATACTTATGATCCAAAAACTATGCGCCGCATAGAGCTTTTGCGCGAGGGCTATGAATTACAGGAGTTAGCAGATTCATCTTCCATTTTTGAATTTGGCGTACTACACCGCATTTTAAAAAATGGCCGGCAATATTATCCGCGTGCCATATGGCAGGCTGCAAGGGCGTGGGTAAAAGTAACACGTGATGTACCTGAATTTAAGAAGGCGCTTCATAAAAATTCGATGAACATAAAATACGTGATCCTGATTGCGGAGAGCTATTGGACACGTATACATAAAGGATGGGGAAATTATACCCCCGAAAAAAGAAAGGAAATTATTAATGATAAGTATGATGAGATCAACAAGTTTTTAGTTGGCGACATTAATGCCGGCAAGACAATTATGGCCGGGAAATATATTGATCCTTTTACAAAGGAGGCTATTGCAGATATTGAGATTAATGTACTTGATGATAAAACAAAAGAAGGTAAATTTTTACCTGATAGTGCTGCTGCAGACAAGCAGATACTGTTCTCTATGTTCTTTAATCCGGCTATTTGGGGTGGCAACCTGCTGGGTGATGGCGCCAGTGGCGGGGCTGGTAGTGGTAGTGATATCCGCGAGGCAGTGGCTGTACAGTTAATGATGATGCATGTTGAAAGGGCATTAAACCTTAATGTTTTCGACCTGGTTAAAAAATACAACGGTTGGAGTAAACGATTAGAAATTCCGATGGAGTATAATGTATCTACGGTTAATGGTAATACTGCTTTCCTTTCTAAAAGAACAATTATCCCGCGCCTGGTATTCCGCTATAAAAGCGAATTATTAACCACTCTGGATACCGGTGGATCCACAAAAACTAATACACAATAATGGCACTCATAACCACCATAGCACAGGTGCAATCATACCTGAGAGTTAGATACACTAATTCTAATGCCACCCTGCCGGACATTGGTGCCGCAGAGGATCGTTTTATTAGACCATTAATAGGCCAAACATTGTATGATGCGCTGGTGGTGGCTCAAGCCGGAAATGCTACTGCAGTAATGACATCGCTTTTAGATAAGGTACGCAGAGCTGTGGTAGCCCTTGCTTACTGGCAGGATCTGCCTACCCTGCATGTGCAAATAGGAGAACTGGGCGTTGTTGTTACAAAAAGCGAGAACCTGGATGCCGCCCACCGGTGGGAGTTTGAAAACCTTAGAGAGGCACTGGCAATAAAATCGTGTGCCGCATTAGAGGTGTTGCTGGAGTATTTATTCCTGAATAAAACAGTATTGAACTGGGCCGCTCCGGATGAGGTAAAAACCATTATTAAAACCGGCTCTGATTTTACAAGGTATTTTACCGTTTACCAGCCTAATAGAACATTCATGGTATTACTTCCACTGGTTAAGCAGGTAGAAGATGAATTTGTGCGCACATTAATCGGCGATACCTTTTTTGAGTTGTTAAGAGATAAATCCGAGCCAACTACTGAAGAAAAAAGGGCCATTGAATTATTAAAAAAGGCAGTATCCCATTTAACAATTAACAAGGCCGTTTTGCTTTTGCCAACCCGGATAAGTGTTGATGGTTTTACTGTGTCGCTCACCAATAATACAGATCAAATTAACCAGGGCCAGCATCTGGCGCCTGATGGTATATTGGGGCGGCTTGCCGATACCTCAGGAGAAACCGGACATGATTACCTGGTAAAACTGAAAGACTACCTGGATACTACTGCCAGCGCACAGGTTTTTAGCGCTTATAGGGCCAGCGATTATTATACCGCACCTGGTACAGTAGCGGCAGAAAGTGCCAATGCAAACAGAAACGGAGTATTTGGCTTATGAAAAATATAACCACATTATACCATAACAGAATGGAACCAAAAAACCACGATCACTTACTGGGCGCCATCTGCGGATTTGTATCTGCAACCGGAAAATGGCTATATGACTTTGGACAGATATACGACCTGCACATGAGTTGGGTAGTGCCTCAAAATATTAAAGACGCCTTTTTTGCCGGTATTGTTGGTACGCTGGCCGGGCTGGCTACAACGCAGTTATGGAAGTGGTGTATAAAACGAATTAAACGGGTTTTCCTTAAAAAATAATTTATGAAACTACTCTTACAGCGCGATACAAGAACCAATATCAGTACTATCGGAAAGCTAACGATAGAGGGCGTATTTGAGTGCTTTATACTGGAAGATAAAGACCGTGGGCTGACAAGTGAAATGCCACTGGAAGAAATAAAAGAAAAAAAAGTGTTTGCTCAAACCGCCATACCATCGGGTACTTATGAAGTTGTAATTACCTGGAGCGACCGGTTTAAACAATACATGCCATTGCTTTTAGGTGTGCCCGGCTATGTTGGCATTCGTATGCATTCAGGAAAAAAGGCTGCGGACACTGCAGGGTGCCTGATTACAGGTAGTGAAATAGGAGAAAATGAAGTGATCAATAGCAGGGCAGCATACAGAACACTCGTAGCCAAGCTGAAAGCGGCCGAGAAGAAAGAAAAGATTTTTATCACCATTCAATAATTCAATTATGAAACAGATTTTCGATTTCATCCTCTCTCACAAAGAGGCAGTAGGCACTACAGCCGTATTCTTTTACGAAATATTGCTCAGGGTTAAGCCAACAGCTAAAGACTGGAGCATTATTAATATTGTCAAAAGATTATTTGACATAATTCCTAACAAGGCACCACAAGGTGATGTACACAAATAATATACAATGAGAGATGTTATAAAGAACAGGCTGATTCTTATCGAATCACTCCTGATTATTTTACTAATTTGCGTGGTTTCTTTCCGAACCTGTCATCGGCCCGGCGCTACTCCCCTAATGGGTATTATTAGTCAGCCAGACACGCCAACGCAGTACACTGATGCTGCGGGCACCGTACATACGGAAATTAAAGTAGCAACGGCTTCTGATGTGCAAAAACAAGGGTTAAGGAATGATTATAAACAAACAATTGATAGCCTTAGTCGTGCGCTGAAGATAAAAGAGTCGCGCATAAAAGACCTGGTAAAGATTAGCCTTAAAACTTCCGGAAGCTTCAGCCCATTTTACGTTATTACCGGTAAAAAAGATACCTCATTTACAATACAAAAAATTCCTCCCGACTCTTCAGATAATATTATTTTTAGCAGTATTCCCAGCAGGTTACTTGCCGACAGTAACCAGAGCATTGAGGTTCATTACAATGATCCGTGGTTAATTCTTACAGGGCAGTTGAATAATGATAGTAGCTGGAACTATACTATTAATGAAGATTTGAATATCGTAACCTATAATAAACGCATCGGTCTATTTAAAAATGAGCTAATGTTAGATATTAGTAGTAAAAATCCAAAATCAATAGTATCTGGACTTACTGGTATAAAAATAACTCCTACCCCCAAAAAATGGAGTATTGGCTTACAGGCAGGATATTTTTTTGATGGACAAAAAATAAGAATGGGCGTTGGCCTGGGAGTATCTAAAACATTTGTCAGATTTTGATAGAACTTATTTACCATAGAAAATCAGGCCGGCATTTTATTCTCCCCCAGGAATGGAACGAAGTATCAGGCAGGCAAATGGTACGCATGGCCGGGCTGAGGCATAGTGGCCTTACCGGTAATGATCAGCTTGCAAGGGGGCTGCAGATACTAAGCAATAAAAACCTGTTACGGTTCTGCTTTATACCAATGGATTTACGTGTAAGGGCTATGGAGCATGTTAAATGGATATTGGAAGAGAATACGCTTACCCAACAATTAATACCGAAATACAAGGGGTTTTATGGCCCTGACGGCCATTTTGACAACCTGCGCATGAATGAGTTTAACCATGCCGAAATGGCCTACCATTTATTGGTGCAGGAAAAAGATATTACCCATCTTGATCAATTGGTAGCCATCTTATACAGGCAGGGTAAGACAGGCTATGATCATGAGCGGAACCCGGACGGAGATAACCGCATCCCTTTTAATTTTGGAGATATTTCCTGGCACAAAAAAAGGGTAGCCCAATGGCCCTTGTCTGTTAAGCAGGCTATCATGCTTTGGTACGATGGGTGTAGGTTATTTATGCTAAACAACTACCCCTTAATCTTTCCAAAAAAAGAATCCGGCCCGGCCAATCTTAACGAAGGATTATTTGCCCTGATGCATAGTGTTGCCGGTGATAAGTATGGAACGTTTGAAGACGTTGAAAACAGTTTTGTACATAAAATAATGATGGCCCTTACTATTATGATTGAAGAAAGTAAGGAGCTTGAAAAACGAATGCCCGTATGAGTAATTTTCAGGATAGAACCAATTATTTTAAAACAATTGCCACTAAAAATAAGTTGGTGGCCCATTCGGCTGTAATAGCCGAAGGGCAAACAAGATTTTCCTTTCACCGTATAAATGATGAAGCGGAACTTAACTCGGCATGTGTTAACTGGGCTCATTTTCCCTGCATGGTACATATTGGGAATAATATTAATTACCGGCAAAACGGTACAGGGTTGCCAATGAAAATGATAGGTAACCACCTGTATTTTTTAACCACACTTGATTCGACTACTCACCCATTTAAGAGTGATGCAATACAGGCTGCATATGAAGATGCAGAAAAAGTGATGGACCAGGCTATTGCCTACATGATTGAAGACGTGGCAGAGAATGGGACCTGCGGCAATAACCTGTTTATGTTTGATATGAACAGAGCCAAAGCAGACATGATAGGCCCGATTAATGAAGTTTTATATGGCTGGTACCTGGTATTTATTGACGAGGCTCCGGGGTACACATTTAAGTATAACGCAAACGACTGGAATATATGAGCACACGTGTAACTGAAAGACCCTCACCGCTATCATTCTCAAAAAACGATATACGGTATGCTTTTTTTACAGACAACCTAACACCTCAGGGGTTATACCTGCAGGTAGAACTTTACTCACGCATTACAAAAGGATCTATTTTTATCAACTGGACCTGTAACCAGTTTGTTGATCCGTATATTGATGCTAACTTATTTATCCTGGTTAATGAAGTAAACAAGGTTATTGAATTTGCCAATAATACCGGTAGCCTGGCTGTTAATGCAGGAGATATTGTTAGGGTTATATTGCCCATATTCGATAGCTGGCCAGCTACGGGATCTCCCTATGCTAAACTGATTATAAAAGAAGACGCTACCGAGCTTTTTAAAAACTTCTCAATTGATGTAACGGAACCCGGATGGCTTACATATACCTTTATTGCTGCAGCCGGTAAAACCTATACCGTTGTTGCTTATACCAGTACTGAAGCCGCACTGGCACATACGGCTGATTTGGCTGTAGCGGTAATAAATACCTATACCTTACAGAAAACATTTAACCTTAAGCCCAACGGCGATGGTAAAACATACCTGTACCTTAGCGAAAGAATTGATAGCCTATTGAAATATATTTTACCAAACACTGCTTATGTTGTTAAAGATGCCAGTGAGCAAAGCGCAGAGTTGTATATACGTTACAGACAGGTAACGAAAGCAGACCCTAATCCGGTATGGAATGAAACAGAAACTGCTCATGTACGAAGGGTACTAAAAGGCGGAATTGAAAAACAAATGGCCAGCCGGAATAATTATTTTACCTACCAGGCCACCAATAAAAGTTTCTTTACCTGGATGCCTAATAACAGGTTTGTATTTTCAGACGAGATGGTATTCTTAAGTATTTACCTTACTGGCGCCGGGTTTAAAATACACACAAATGTAATGCGAATTGATGGAGTAGAAGCATCTGAAGATACTGCAATAGATCTTAGCCAGGGTGTGTTTTTTCACCTGAATGTTTCACCTGGCATTTTAAATATTGCCGGCATTGCTGCCGCATACCCGGTTAGGTATTATGAAGTGAGTATACTGAATGCCGCCAATGAAGTTATTTATAATGCTGTGCGCTTTTACATTGAGTTCAGGCCTAACTATGCCAGCTATGATCTGTTATACCACAATAGCCTGGGAGCTGCAGAATCAATTCGTGTAAAGGGTGATATAACATGGAGTATTGAGAGGGATGTACAGGAATCGGAAGGTACAATGGATGTGAACGACGGGAGTGCTACCCAAAAAAATGGTGAAACTGCAGACAATAGTATTACCAAAAAAGATATTTACAAGGGCGATATTGGATTTTTGCGTACTGCCGATGGCAAGATGAAGCGCCTGCAGGAGGCGTTAGTTGATATTTTAATAAGCCAAAGTATTTACCACTACATAGATGGCCGGTGGGTGCGTGCAAGAATCATCCAAAGAAGCGTGGATTTGCGGGCCGGATCAGATAAAAAATTAAGCTTCCCAATAGAATGGATGCTGCCTTTTAATAACCCGGTATTGACCCCTAAAGATATTAGCCTGGGTATTGCTACCGATACCGAAATATACTATTGATGCTGAGGCTGCAATACAATAACCAGTTTTTAACCCTGCTGCCAGGCAGCGCCATTGAAATGGAGCGTAACAGCCCTTTATTTTTGGCCGATAATGTATTGGCAGAATATACCCTACCGGTAACCATTGTTTACGATGAAGCCAACGCCCGGCTATTAGGCGATGTTTTTTTTGAGTATGGGATTAAGAACAAATTTAAAATACCGGTTAATATTTTTGATAATGAAACATACCGGTTTAAGAGCACACTGGTAGTAGACAAAAATCTTACTAACAGGCACCAACCTGGTAAGGGAAATGTGCAGGGATATTTACTTACGGGCATCAGTGATTTTTTTAACCCGATAAAGGATAAAAAACTTTCAGATCTGGAGTTGGGCGGTACCAGAAGCTTCCCTTTCACTACATGGGATCCATGGGATGCCAGTAATGGTTTTTGGCAGCACGTGCATGCAACCTGGACGGGCGCATTTGATTATGTATTTTCACCGATTAGAAACGAAAGCTGGATAGAAGATGATGGCTTTACCGGGTGGATGAATATGCTTGGCCGTGGCCTGCTGGATAGCGGCATAACAGAAACAGCGGGGCAACTGATTCCGTATAGCTGGCCAGTACCGCAGCCACGCTTAAAAAATATGCTGCAGTTGATATTTGAGGAGCTGGGATGGCAAATTGATACCACTGGTCTGAATGATGTGTTTTGGGAAAAACTGCTGGTACTTAATGTGAACCCTGTTAAAACTACCTACCAAACCGGAGAGGTAGACGGCATACCATTAATAGGCGTACTGAACGTAATTAAAATACAACTGCGCAAATGTGTAAGCCCGGAGGTAACCATTAGCGAGTTTATACTTAGCCATTGCAAGCGGTATGGATGGGCGCCTATTTTTGACAGCGATACAAGAACCTGCTACCTGATAGCGCTTAAAGAAGTTGGAAATGGGAAAGTAAAAGATTTTACACCATACGCAGGACCAATAAGTACTACCGATTTTTCTGCAGATACAAAGAAGTTTAGCTTTAAAAATTCATTCACCGGCAACGATGGAGCAGTATCAACGCCTGATTTTACTAATTATACCATAGCTCAACCGGTATTTAAAAAGGCTAACCTGCCCACCCCCAGCGCAGAGTACGATAACAGCGTCATTTATAGTTTTTATGAAAACGCTTGGTTCAAATGCGTGTTTGATGCTATAGTAAACAACAGGGTGTGGGAAAAATTTGCTGATAATATTTACGATGAAGATGTAAAGAATAATACCGATACCGTTGAAACTAATTGCACCACACTGCCTACAGTAGTTACCTACTACAGGAGATCTGCTACCGGTGTAGAATATTACGGATTATTTGCCCGTTGTATGCAACCACGCAATAAAGAGTGGGGTATTAGAAACCTTATTTATCATGGTATGGTTAGTGAGGTTAAGGCTGATGGTACGGTTGGCGATAATATTTACCCCTATGCCGGCAGTACAGTTGTTCAGCCAAACGGAACGGTTGCCAACGGATGGAGCAATGTATTTAAACATAAGAATGGCCAGACCGATTACGGCCTTATTGCTTATTGGTTTACCAACTGGTTAAATATTAACCGCGTTAATACACCTGTTGAAAAAAAGTTGTACCTGCCGCTACATGAACTTGAAAACCTTGAATGGGATGATGTGATTAATATTTTGAACCAACCGTTCCTTATTCAAAAATATATTGATCCTATACCCTATCGTGGCTTTATACAGGCCACTTTACTGCCATTACTGCTTAACGATACCGAACTCGTAGCCACTACACCAGATGCCTACGGTAATACAATTTACCTGCGTTTTGGGTGGGAAGACGAGCAGGACGCAGCCGATATTTACCTCTATGGTATGTTGTTATGGACGTTTGTACGCAGGGCCAAACCAATTATTCGTTGCTATGCAGATGCTGCAGGCACGGTACCTGCAACCGCATACGGGTTAAAGGTATTTTTAACACTGGAGTATAGCGATAGCGAAACCGGTGTGTACACTGCTTTTTCTGATTATAGTACAATAATTAGCGGTAGTGTCTACAATATTTCGCAGGATGAACTGCATAATGAAACTAACCCCTCCGCTCCATGGGCCGCAACCAGCAATGGCCTTTATGAAAAGAGCTACAAAGATGCCGATGGCATTAATTCATTGTTTTTCAGGTGGGTAATTAAGGCAAGTGCCGATTATAAAGCGATTTAGTATATTAGTGGAAAATAAAATATATGAACCAGTTTATTTCCCTTTTTCTATTAGCATCTTTATCAATCGCCGTTTCCGCTCAATCTCAACAAACAAAAAATGAGCTACCAATTGATTCTACTACCCACAAATACACGTTCACAGAGGTAATACAGGTTAAAGGAGCGTCCGATACAGAACTTTACAGCAGAGCCAGGTTTTTTGTTTCGGATATTTTCAAAAGCGCAAAGGCTGTTACTGATCTCCAGGATGATGTGAGTAAAACGATTTTGATAAAACCGATCATAAAAAACCGTGTAAAATCTTTTCTTGTAAACGATCCGTGGGGTTATACCATTTACCAATTTACCATTCAATGTAAACCGGGTAGGTATCGATACATAATAACAGACCTCTATCATAAAGGGGAACCGTATGGTATGAGAGATGGAGGCGCATTAGAGTCAGAAAAGGGGAACGGATTTACGAAATCTACCTGGCAGCAGGTAAAAGAACAGGCCCGTATAGAAATAACATCTGTGATCGAACTCTTAAAAAACAGAATGAATTCTCAAAAAAACAGTGATTTCTAAAATATTGTCTATTTTAGCAGTGCAAAGACAAACACCGCATGTTCCAAATTAACCATTTTATTAAAAATACCCGGAGGGGAGTGTCCGTAAGGCCTCCAATTCAACTCACCCTCGTGGTGTCTTGTCTTTGCACCTCCGGCATTTTAAATTTCTGTTATGCAAAGACAAGTCCAACTGCAGGCTACACGGCCGCACCCCCAGTACCCACACTTTAAGTTGGTGTACGATTTACCAAGTCCCGTACAAACTGTTGATGATGCAGCATCTGCCGCACATTACATGCGCTCCGTTTGGGCAGAAACCATTGATATTGAAGTAGGCCTTATGGTACTAATGCTGAACCAGTACCGGCAGCCCATAGCGCATCACCATGTTTTATTGGGCAACCCCGCTTACCAAATGGAAACATTAACCCATTTGCGCATGATTGGCTGGATTACTGCCCAAAGCTGTGCCAGCTCCATTTACCTGGCCAACAACGTACCAGGAGAGCTATATCTTACAAAAGAAATGGAACTACCCATCCATGTTAATGATGCACTTTACCGTATAAGCAAAGCCATGGATACTTTGGATATTTGGCTGGAAGATCACCTGCTACTTACCCCGGTGGACCATCTTAGTCTAAAGGACCGGTTTAAACACGATTGGGTGTTTATTACCGGCAATCAAAAGGAGGCCAGTCATGAGTAAAGATTCAGAAGCTTACCAGGCGCTTACCGTTTTTAGTCTTAAATACGACCCTGCCAAAACAGATAAGGCCACCGACCTGTTTACCAGCAAGGAAATACAGCAGATTATCTTAAAACATACAGGTGTTGAGATACCGCTAACAGAACTGCATAATCTGCTTAGGGATATGCACTATGAGTACGAGCTGGAAGGGGATGAATTTAAGTGGCTATGCGTTAAATAGCAATAAGGGCTACTGTCCTTTCGAGTGCGGACACGTGTCCGCACTTTTGTTTTATGCAACTCATAAAGAACTGGCTGAACGGACACCGAAATTTTACCGTAGGCCTACACCTATACAACCTTTATGGCGATGATAACGGCTTGAAAAACCTATTTGATTCCATAGGAGAAACCCCATTTACCAAACAAAAAATGGAGCAGGGACTGCAGGCTATCTGCGATACCAGGAAAAGGCCACCGGAACCTATTCAGGAGTCCGTATTAAAGCAAATGCCCGCAGGGGATACCGATATATTAAAATCCATTGAGAAGGAATGGAAGCCTTTGTATAAGCAGATGGTGTTTAAACAACACCAAATGCAGGCTTATGGTAAGGATAACAGCACAGAAACACGGACGGCATGTAAAGAACTTGCTAATGAAATTTTAAGCCTTGAACAGCAGGTAATGCGCATATGGGATAAGCGCACCTACTATGAGAAGCATGGCAGGCTACCCGATATAGAGGAGGAGCAGGATAAAACACCAACAGACCCTGTGTCCCTGGGCGCATTTATCGAATCCTGTAAGAGAAATATCCGCAGGGCAAAAAATAATATGATCAACCACCCGGGCAAACCCATTTATGTCCAGTTGCATATAGACTGGAAAGCCAGGTATAAAAAAGCCACCGGGAATGATTACAAAGAAAAGAATTGATTTTGTGCGGTTTGATCAAAAAAATAACTGCCAGCAAGTTGGGGGTGGGTTATTATGCGGATCTATGACTGAAGCTGTAAGTGATAGCCGCACACTGGCTAGTGTTATACAGTTGATAAAAAAAGATGCAACTATTTATTGGGTAAGTAACGGCGACTGGAGCATGCATGAAATGTTACTGGCTATCCTGAATATTACAGGACCGGCCACTGTTTATCTGAGTAGTTATGCTATGAGTGAAAAGCCTGCCAGGATATTGGCACAGCTTAAGAATGATGGTATGATTGATAAGCTATTCTGCATCCTGGATAACCGCATCGATGTACGTACGGCTGGGAGCCTACAGATAATGAAAGCAGTAGCTGATCAGATGGTATTGGTTGATACACACGCAAAGGTTTCTGTTATTCAAAATAAAGAATGGGAGATCGCGGTAATTGGTAGTGCCAATTACACAGAGAACAAAAGATATGAGTGTGGCGTAATAAGCCTTAACCCACCGGCAATAGAACTACAATTACAGTGGATGAAAAAAGCTTTGGAAGATGGAATTCAACGATGAAGAACTGGAAGAAATAACGCGGATGGGTGCCGCAGCTTTTACGCCAGGGCAATCTGCTTTTGCTTTAGGATATCCGGTGGCTAAGTTTATTGAAATACTACAGGACGATAATCACCCCGCAGCATTAGCATACTTTAAGGGCTTTTATAGCAGCGAATTGGCCGTAAGGGAAAGTGTAATGCTGTTAGCAAGATCCGGAAGCTCGCCGGCACAAACGTTAGGACTCAAATATTTTGATGAAACACGTAAACGAATTATGAAAGATGGCAACGGAGAGACTGAGATATAATACTGAAAATAGGGACGCGATAGTATTGTTCCTGGAAAACGGAGGCGACTTAGAAATGGCCAAGTTGAACGATATCCAGTTAAAACTACTGGACCGTTGGCGCTTTGCAGACGAGAAGCTTAGGGAGAATAAATACAGCAGAGAGAAAGTTGCAGATTTCATTCGAGGCAAATACCAAATTAGTAGGGATACTGCCTTCCGTGATATTGTAAATGCTGAGTACGTATTCAGTAGCACTACCCCATTAAATAAGAAGTATGCCATTGGCAGACGCATTGAGTTCCTCGAGAGAAAGATAAATGAAGCTTATATAGATAACGATAGATTGGGTGCAGCGCTGCTGGAAAAGATACTGCAGAAGTATTATGAAAAATATCCGGATGAGCATGCACCACGATCACCTAAAAAGATTGTGTACAATATTATTCAAAACAATAAAACACTGGTAGTTAATGGCAGCGAAGATGAAGTGTTTTCTGTTGACGATGCAATGATAGAGGCGGACGATATTTTGAAAAAGCTGGAGGATAAAGATGATTACTGATCAGGTTGAAGTAACCCTAAATGATAGCCAGGCATTAATTACACTAGTCAATGCCAATACCACTTATTGCCTTTGGCCACGTGCCGGAGGGAAAACTAGCGGAGGTATTGGCCCCAGAATATTAAGACTAAGCGAAGTAATGCCCCGAAGTCAGATACTGATCTTTTCGGATACGTATGAGCGATTGGAGAATCGTGTTATACCTAATATCATGAATTTCTTCATTGAAAAACTTGGTATGGTAGAGGGACTTGATTTTATTAAATATAAAAGGCCCCCTGATCATTGGACTAAACCATTGGTACCACTGGACCGGTTTGAGAAAGTAATAAGCTTCCCATCCGGGATGGCTTTATGTTTGGTAAGCCTTGCAGTTGAAGGTTCAGCTAATGCCTTCAATGCACAAGCCGCAATTGGGGATGAAGTAAAATTCTTAAAAGAATCCGATATTAATACTGAAGTAATACCGGCGCTTCGTGGAGCAGTGGAGGATTTTGGCCATCTGCCGGAGTACCTTAGTAAATGGTTTTTTACTGATAAGTTCGGACCAAACATTAAATGGCTGCTGGCCAAAAGAAAGTTAGTTAACGAGCGGGCCGTTAAGATTGTGCTTACGCTACAGTATGAGATCATAAACCTTGAAGCGCAAATAGAATCTAATCAGGTATCCAAATCAAAAAAGTATTTACTAACAAAGCTAATTGAGCAGTATAAGGAGAAAGCCGATCGGATTCGCAAACATCTGGTATACGTCAGCGACATGAAGCCTTATGAAAATATGGCGGTTGTTGGAAAATTCTATTTTAAATCCCAAAAGCGCACATGCAAAAAGTATGAGTTCGATATAGCCATCCTTAACAATGATCCTGACAAGGTTGAGAATACATTCTATCCCACATTTACCCAGGAGAACAAGTATAAGGGCATTGATGATTATAACCCGATGGAGCCAATCATTGGCGCAATGGATTATAATTTCAGGATAAGTCCGATACCAATCGTACAACGCACACAACTGCCAGACAGCGTATATACAACAACTAACGTAATCGACTACATATACGTATTGCACCCGTTGGGGATAGAGGATGCAATTAATGATCTATGTAAGAAATATGCATCACATCAGAATAAGACAATCCACTTCATTTATGACCAGACGGCAATACCCCGCAACCCAATTAAGACAACATTTAAAGATGTTGTGATCAATACGTTTTCCGCTAACGGATGGTGCGTGGTAGAGCATTTTATCGGGGAGCAACCGGACCACGACATTAAGCATGAGAACATTAAGAAATGGCTGGAGATTAAAGGAGAAGATGCGGTGAGAGTAAATGAAAGTGCGTGTGATCAACTTATTAAAAGCATCGAGCAGTCACCTGCAATTATAGTAAATGGAGCAACCAAGAAAGACAAACGAACCGAGAAAGATCCCCTCTTCCCAGCAGAGGATTCTACACATGGATCCGATGCATTCGATATGATCCTTTGGGGGTTATACGAATGGGATGTAAAGAGTCAAATAAACAACACAATAGGTATGGATATGAAGATGTCATAGGCGTTGCCGATGGCCCGGGCTTTCCGCAGTACCTGGTACTTAGCTTCAATCCCTAACGCAGGCGAATTCACCTTGCCTGTATCTCACGTTCCGCTACGCTTCACTAAAGCTCCAGTCAATCAGAATTCTTGTCTAATACATAGCAGGGCATCAGTCCGTGTCCGGACACATGCCCTACCCGACGCTCAGTAGCTAAGCATAAGGGGGGCTGTCATATATCTTAGTAATCAGGTGTCCGCACTCGGAGCTGATAGGACAAGCCGTGCCGCATAGCGGGTAACCCGACAAAATTTATTGAAATTTCGCCGGGAACACTTGATTTTATTGATAAATTAGAGGATAAAATCATACAAACATTTTGAAAAATAAAGCAATTAAAAGAAGTAAAAAAGAAACCTATCGCCCAGATAACCGGGCCTATAAAATAGGATACTGATGTAAAATTTCATCCATAATATCATCAATACCCAGGCTTTTAAAATATCTATCGGTAGTCTCGATGTTCGTGTGACCCATTAATAGAGATATGTATTTTAGTTTAATACCTGCGCCATACATCATTACTGCGCCAGTATTTTTCCAGGAATATAAAGTATATCCCTCCGGAAGGCCAAGAGCCTGCAGGTAAGCCCTATGTCTATTATAAAGCGTATTCGCTCCAAGAGGGAGATTTGATGGCATTCGCCCACGGCCAAAAAGATAATAGTGTGGAGGAAACCCAGAGATATAAGGCTCAAGAAAAAGTTTTAGTTCATCTGGAATAGGCACAAATCGAAACCGGCCAACCTTTGCATCAGTGCCCTCAACACGAAACCTCCAGTGCTTACGATCGGTAAGAATATCACAAACCTTTAAGGCCCTCATTTCTTCACCAGGACGGATAAAGCAATAATACTGTACCTGGCAAACTATCCATAATTGCAGATCCCTCTCCATGATCATTTCCTTTAACAAAACCTGCACCTCTTTTCGAAACCATGTATTTGTTGTTTGCGTTTCTCTAAGCTTACGGGTATAGGTGAAAGGATTGATAGACACGATACCAAAGCCCTTTAAATCTTCAAAGAAACTTTTCAAGTGTCGGCGATAGCCATTGATTGTTGTGTTGCTATTTATTCCTGGTTGTTTACTCACCCATGCTAAAAATTTATTCCCGGTCATTTCATTTATACGGCGATCGGAATATAAACGGTACCACTGAACAAACATTTTAAGCTTAGAATAATAACCGTACGTGGTCTTTTTTCTTTTACCAATACATCTTGCCTTAACTACATCATCTAAAAACTTTGGGATATCATCATCAGGGAAGATCAACGAGCTCAAGTACTGATTTATTGACTTAATCATTGCCTCGGCCTCCCGAAGACGTTCTTCAGGATTTGATAACCGATTAAGTTTTCCATATTTTTTTAAAGGTTTGCCCCCATTGGGATTGGGATACTGAATAAACCAAGGCGTTATCATGTTTCGATTCAGTGGATACAAAACAGCCAATTTTTCTTTAGATATCAT